TAATTTAATGCATCACGATAACAATGATTTATATAATATCATTAAAACTAATAAAAAACCTATTTTGTTTTTATATGATAAAAAGATAATAAATACAACATTTAAATATAGACATACCTATTTAATCAAAAATAGAAATAATTATATTTTTAAATACAATTATATGTTCAATAATCAACATCATAAATATTTATTTGATATTTATGCAATCGAATTAAATAAATATGAGACCTATTGGAATATCTCAGCGTCCTTTAATATTCGACTTAAAGATATCATAGAACTTAGCAAAATTTCTATTATTAATTGGTTTTGTAATAGTATTGATAATAGTAGCAAAAATTATTTCTATAAAAAATATCTATTATTCCAATATTTAACTAATATACTTTAACCATTTTTTATAAAAAAGTTTGCCTATACTAGTTGCCTCTGGGTGAAATTGCAATCCCATTATTTTTTTTTCTTTATTATATGACATCCATATCTGTTTTTTATTTCGAATAAGTATTTTCCAATCTTTTGGAACTTTTATTATATAATCATAATGATTAAAATAATAATAACTTTTTGGCATTTTAATTGGTTCATTGATTTTCAATACATATTTTTTATAATTATATTTATTATTTTTAAACGAAGTAATACAATGTCTTCCACATAATGTTTTAATAATCCATTGATAGCCATAACATAATCCTAAAACAGGAATATTTAATTCCAATATTTCTTTCGGTACAGTTGCAATTTTTTTATTATCCTGTAATATTCTATAACTTGAACCTGTTAATATTATACCATCTATTTTATGCTTTTTTATAAATGATATTAAATTCTTATTATACCACATCTTAAAATATAAAATTGCTGTATTATTAAATGATTTCTTAAACGATTTTATATATTTATTATTATTTTTCATTAAAATAATCAATATACGTTTCATATTTCTATCTATATATTAATAAATATAATCATTATTATGATTAAAAATATATCAATGGAGAGATAAGATGCAAAAATAAAAAATCAATGCGAAGTATACTAAAGCCAATCTCTGTTAACTATTTTTTTATTTTGAATATACAATTCTATAGTTTTTTTATCGTGTGTTAAACTTTTACATATGAATATTGGGTTTATCAATGATGTTGCTAATATTATTCCAATTTTGTCATTCAGACATATATGTTTTTTGTCATAATTGTAATAAATACCTCGCAATAATCCATACGATAATGTAAATCTAAAATAATATTTAATTAAATTCATCTTTTTATTTTAATTATATTATAAATATTCATTTTTTTCTTATTATACGAATTCTATAAGAATACCTATGAGAATACTTATGCGATTTCTATAAGAATACTTATGCAAATATCATAAGAATACTTATGCAATTTCTATAAAAATACATATGTTAATTCTATAAAAATACCTATGCAATTTCTATAAGAATACCTATACGAATATCATAAGAATACATATGCAATTTCTATAAAATACCTATATGAATACTATAATAAGAAAAAAATGAATATTTATAATATAATTAAATATAAAAAAGATGCATCGCAATTACAAGTGTGGGCTTTATACGAACAATAGGATTAAGTATAATTACATTGCACAATCTAATACAAATAATTATTATATTCCTGTGAAAAAAGAAATTGACGCAGATGTTCATACGACAATTGCATGTTATAGAGATAAAATTATTATTGACAAATTATATCAATGGAGAGATAAGGTGCCGAAAGAAAAAATCAATGCGAAGTATACTAAAGCCAGTCTCTATTAACTATTTTTTTATCATATAAATATTGGATTTATTAATGATATTATTCCAATTTTGTCATTCAGACATATATGTTTTTTGTTATAATTGTAATAATCAACATGATAAAAATTATTAAATATAATTTTTGAAAAAGGTTAGATTTGACAATCATCATCATTGCTATTCTACATAAATTTTTGAGGTCTAATTGAAACAAATGAAATCATTGTTGAAATATATTCATATTCATTATAGATTCTTTCCATATAATAACCTCCCAATTTACCAATTGGATAATTACATATTTTTTTAAATGGAATTTTTCTAAGATTTGGTGCAATATAATAATGTCGATAATTATTATCTATATACCACATTGCATCTGCACCGAATGAATACTCTGGATATGGATTAGTATATGTATAATCGATAGTATTATTCAACCAATCATAATCATATTCAAGTGAATTGTTGATAATTTTATATAATGGATGAGATTTAAAATTCTCTATTTTATCATCAGAAAAATATGCGAATGAAACTATTTTATTATCATAATCAATATTTAATAATTCTTCAAATAATTTAAAATAATCAAATTTGTTTTCTAATAAACATGTATTTCTATCATATTTATAAGGATTTCCTCCTCTATAAAAAGAATATTTAAGATTGTCGTCAGTATACATATAGCCTTGATAATTATAAAATGAAAATTTTGGATTAAATAAATCATAATATTTATTTAAATAATCAACAGCTGCTTTTCTAATAAAATTTTTATTCATTTCATTCAATTCCATTTTTAATTCCATTTGATTTTTATGAGATACTTCAAGTTCCATTTTTAATTCCACATGAGATTTCAATGATTTATTTTTAAAATCATTCAGTTCCATTTGAGTTTTCAATGAAATATTTATAAATTTCTTTAAATCCAAATCTAATGTAATTTCAGGAAGTTTATAATTATCCACAATAAAATCACTCATAGTTTCAGTATAATTATATAGATGTGTTATATCTTTTTGAATTTCATTGATTTTTCTACGCGTATTAGAATTTGTTGAATGATTTGAAATATATAGATAAATAATTGATGATAAAATTATTGAAAATATAAGAACAAATGATATTATTTTTTTCTTCATTGATTTTTGCTGATTAGCTTCCATATTCATATAAGTCATTTGTTCCAATAAATACACCAACCAAAGAGAAAAATCAATTTTTTATATTTATACATTTAAAAATTATCATATTAATTTTTTTAATGCCAAAAAACTTAATAATATGCATGATATAGATATAAATCTAACCTTGTATATATCCATCTTATTTTTCATATTTTCATATTCAAATATGAACGCCTCATATAAATAAGAAACAAATATCAATTCGTAATTTAATGATAATCTTATGATACCTAATAGAAATATGATATAACCTAAAAATCTTCTTGTTATCTCGTCGACTGATATAAATACACCCAAATGTAAATAATCGAGATTTGGTATAAAATTATATATTAAATTTAATCCACAAATAATATCATAATATCCATTAATAATAAAAATTATATCAAACATTATACAGCAACTATTATATTATTATTATTTATTAAATATTCTTGAACTGCCGTATATATATGATATTGAGTTATTTCACCAATGTCATTAATTTTTTCATATATAAATTTATATATATGAAATGAAACATCTTTCTTAATAATACCATCTTCCAATTTCACTATACTTAATATTAACCTATTCGGATTTTGTCCAATTGATATATGAATGTTCCCATCGCATAAACTACACAAACCATCTATTTTAACAAGATTATCTTTACTGTCTGTATAATAAACTGCATATGGTTTATAATTACCGATATCATACATATTTTTTCTCTTATTTTTATATTCGTCATATCTTTGCTTCTTCAAGAATTTTTGTAATCCATTTTTAGAAAATAAGCACATTAACATAATAATTTTTATATAAAACTTTATCATTTTTTTATTTTATATATAACATGAAATATATAGGTGCGCATATAAATAAACAAAAAACATTATTAAATACGATGGCGGATATTACAAATAATGATGGTAATGCATTACAGTTTTTTGCATCCAATCCGCGCAGTGTTCAACTTGCTAATATTGATAAATATAAAGAAGAAGCTCCTGCTATCATCGAATATTGCAAGAAAAATAATTTTAAATTAGTTATTCATTCACCGTATACCATAAATCTAGCTAAAGAATTTAAAAATAATTCTCGAGAATGCGATATCGAAAATTGTTATTGGATAAAGATCCTAATGAATGAATTAATACTTGCAGATTTATTAGGATCCATTGGAACTGTTGTTCATGTTGGCAAATATACTACGCTAACACCCCAACAGGGATTATTAAATATGAAAAATGCATTGAAATATATTATCGAAAATATGATTGTTTTAAATCTGAAATCAAAAATAATTTTAGAAACTCCTGCAGGTCAAGGTACCGAACTTCTCACGAATTTAACAGATTTCATTGATTTTTATAATAGTTTTTCTAAAGAAGAAAGGAATTATTTAAAAATATGCATCGATACTGCACATGTATGGTCGGATGGTTATAATTTAGCGGAAGCATTCGAATTATTCCTAAAGAAAAATAATAAAGATATCGCAGTTATTCATTTAAATAACAGTGAAAAAAATAAAGGTTCTAAAGTTGATGTACATGCACCTCTCTTCGATGGTAAAATTCCATTGGAAGATTTCAATACAATAATTAGACTTCTAAAAAAATATAACACAGAACCTATAATAATTTTAGAATGTCCATCAATAAATTATAATAAGGAAATCAATTATATAAAAAATGATATATTATAACATTTAAAATACATGGATCTTTGTAAAATTCCAAAAACGATTAAAGATTTAACTCAATTGACGTCTTTAAATTTAGATTATAATAATTTTATTATAATCCCTAACGTTATTTTAGATTTAAAGAATTTGCATTATTTGTCTTTGCATAAAAATTATATTGAAATTATTCCTATCGAAATTGGAAAAATGATTGAATTGAAAACTTTAATATTATCGGATAATAATATTTCTTCAATTCCAAAAGAAATTGGTAATTTAAGTAATTTAAATGAATTAGATTTATCTAATAATAAAATTGTTAAAATCCCAACAGAACTTTGCAATTTATCCAATTTAACTATTTTAAATATGTATGTTAATTATATTTATAACTTACCACGCGAAATTGGTAAATTAACAAATTTAAATATTTTAAATGTATCATGTAATAACATCCGATTTATACCTGACGAAATTGGCTATTTAATCAATTTAAAAGGTCTATATATTATGCAAAATAATATTACATCTATCCCGCATAATATTATTTATTGCACCCGTTTACAATACTTCTTTTATGATAATCATAAAATTCAATATATCTCACCATAATTGATGCTATTTTTAAATATATAAAGATTTTTAATATATTATATTTCAATGAATATTCTTACAAATCCCATATCAATATTTATTACAACAAATATATATCTATCTTCTATATATTTTCTAAATAACTATATGAAAAATAAAAATCCATATGCATTAAAAACTCCTCTTGTTATTTATAATATATTGCAAGTATTATTAAATATTTATATGATCAATGGATTAATTGGTATTACAACTATTACTAATATTTTTGGATTAAATACACAATTTAATGATAATTTGCGATATTATACGTATGTTCATTATTTATCAAAATATTTAGATTATTGTGATACTTTTTTCATTATTTTACGAAAAAAACAAAATCAATTGACATTTCTGCACATTTATCATCATTCATCCATTGCAATCGTTTGGGGCATGTTATTGTATAATGATGTCGGCAATGGCACTGCTGTATTTGGTGGTTTATTGAATAGTATTATTCACACATTGATGTATATGCATTATTTATGGACTTCTCTGGGATATAATAATCCATTCAAGAAACTAATAACACAATCACAAATTGCACAATTTTACATTTGTTTCACTCATTCAATTTTCGTATTATTATATGAAAATGTATATCCTATTGGCTATGCATGGATACAATTGACATATCAGATACAAATGATTGCATTATTTTCAAATTTTTATATAAAAAATTATTATCCTAAATTAAAATTATTTCATGTACATTTGTAATAAATATAGAATACATTAAAGAACTTAAAATTTATTTTACACAATTCTTTATCATTCGTCCATATTATAATTTTTGTATCTGGATTTTTCTCATAATATTTATAATATTCCTTGTGATATGTATTATATAATATATCATCATATTCCTGATTAACTGTATAAATATGACAAATAATATAATTATTGATATTATAATCGTTAAAATATCTATAAAAAGTACGAGAAATATTATGATATATTGTATTCC